GACCAAGGAAAACGGCGATGTCCTTGGTGTTTGGCAGGTGGCGTCTCAGAAGAACGTGTACATCCCATATCCAAAACTGCTGCATTTCCGCACTACTTCCATCTCATCCGAGCCAAGTGGTCGTTCTGTACTGCGTTCTGCATTCACATCATGGCGAGCCTCAAACAACATCAAGTATTTTGAAGGCGTTGGTATTGAGCGTGAGTTGAACGGTCTTCCCATTGTACGCATTCCGTCAGAGTTTATGTCTTCCGATGCTTCGGATTCACAAAAAGCCCTTTTCGATAGTATGAAAAAGATCGCCCGTGACGTTAAGCGGAACGAGCAGGGTTATATCATCCTACCATCTGATCGCTACGCGGATGACGACGGAAAGCAGACGAACAACTTGATGGTTGAGTTCGATCTGATTGCTTCGCGAGGATCGCGTGACATTGATACGGGTAAAGTCATCACTCGTTACCAACAGGAAATGGCAATGTCGGCAATGGCTGATTTCGTCTTGCTTGGTTCAAGTGAGCGCGGTTCGTTTGCCCTATCGCAGTCCAAGTCACAGCTATTCCTAAAGGCTCTTGAAGGATACGCAGACACCATCGCTGCGCAGCTTAATCGCAAGTTGCTTCCATATCTGTGGGAACTGAATGGTATGAACCCTGACGATATGCCAAAGATTTCCCGTGGTCGCATCGCTCCTGTGGATCTCGACGAACTTGGTACATTCATTCAGCGTCTCGCTCTGTCTGGTGTAGATTTGTTCCCAGACGAAGGTTTGGATAAGCATTTGCGTGATGTTGCGGGTCTGCCAATGGCGGACCCAAACAGACCGCGCCCAAACGCTGATGCGCAGAACGCAGAGCAGGGTGAGGAGTAAGAATGCCGTATTCATTCAAAACGTCCGGTTGGCCTGAGCGTCTTTGGCGCACAAATAACCGTGACGACATTGCTCGCGGTAATGTACCCGGATCGTACCCGTACAGCACATTCGGTGAGTTTATCAGTGATCGCGCAGTGGAAAATGGCATTGTCTGGGAAACTGGAATGCCACTTACGCTGACCGTACCTGATAATATCCAACTCACACTTGTATCTACGTCCACAAGCGATACTGGTGATATTGGTATTCGTTACCTTGACGGTAACCTTATTGAGCGCACGGAAACTGTGACCTTAACTGGCACAACACCAGTTACGACAACGGCCACGGATATTCGCGCCATAAATAATGCCTACTCAAAGAATGGGCCTGTCATTGGGGCAGTGTCGTTTACAAACGGAGGCGTAACTTACGCCTATATACCTGCCGGAGACATTCAGTTCAACACAAGCCTACATCGCGTTCCTGCGGGCAAGCGCCTGATGATTACATCCATGTATGCTGGGTCTGCGTCGGCAACTGCGGATGCGCGATGTGTGGTTAAACTTGAGACCAGCTTCATCAACGGTGACAGCTTTGCGGATCAAGGTTATCTGCATCCTCTTGGTGCGGTAGGTTTGCAGAATGGATCGGCAACATTTACGGGTTTTGGGCCATTCCCTATACCCGCTGGCGAGTGGGTAGGTTTTACGTTCAAGGGGTCTAAGGGGCTTGACGTTACGGCTGGTCTATTCGGGTACATGGAGAACGCTTGACGCTCACCTAATGACGCCTCATAGTGGTCTTGTCACCGCGAGGAGGGCCGTATGTTTGGTATGGATTTGGATTTCCGATGTATCAACTTTTTCCGTTTTCTCATACCGCCCTGACCTGAACCCTAAATCCAAAACCTTGTAGAATACATAGACGCTGTGGTATAACCGCCACAGCGTCTTTCTTTTAGCAGGTGATATATGCCATATGAACGTCTCCCCGCACGGCTTCGCCAACTAATCCCATCTGAGCATGGGCAAGAGTTGTTTCGGCGCACGTTCAATAGCCAGATGGCATCCGGTCGATCTGAATCCGTGTCCTTTGCCACAGCTTGGGGTAAGCTGAAGAGCGCTGGATATGTACGCGACCCAGCCACAGGTAAATGGGAGCGAGTTGAAAAGTCGATTAATCATGACAAAGACATTCACGACAAGATAGGCAAATCACAGCCATCCGCCTCGTCTGTTCACGTCCCATCCGCAGACTGGGAGCGGACACGCAAAGAAGATAGCTTCAATGCACCCGCGTCGGCACGTAACAATGCTCGACGTGTATTGCGTTGGAAGGAAAAGTACGGGGATGAGGTGAAGGGTATGACCCAAGTAGGTTGGACCCGCGCTAACCAACTTGCGTCCGGTGAGAAGTTGAGCCGTAGGACCGTCGCTCGTATGTCAGCCTTCGCACGGCACCGTAAGAACGCTGAGATCGATCCTAAATTCAAAGACACCCCTTGGAAAGATCGAGGTCACGTAGCTTGGCTTGGGTGGGGCGGAACGTCTGGCGTAAACTGGGCTAATTCTGTTATGAACCGTCTAGAGAAACGCCAGATTGATGATGACGCTTTCACTGAACCTGCCGAGGCGGTTGTTCGTAGCATGGATCTTGGGCTTGAAGGTGAAATTCATGTTCATGATCGAAATGGGCAGGCGGTCTATATGCCCGGTGAAGATCATGATGATTACCTTGAGCGTATCCGAGAGTTGGCAGGAATCGAAGCTGATTCGGACGATGATGATGTTCCTGTCAAGGAGGGGTTGCTTGAGCAAGCGATTTCAGCGATTATTAGGACTGTAATGCCACAGGTAGATGTAAATAAATCCCAAGAGGAAGCCGTTGTTCTCAAAGTCAATGATGAACAAGGGCTTGTCTATGGTTGGGCGTATGTTTCAACTGAGGATGGCAAACTCCTTGTTGATACCCAAGGCGACTCCATTGAGCCTATTGAAATGGAGAAGATGGCGACTGACTTCATGCTTAACTCTCGTAATGCAAAAGTAATGCATAAGGGTGAGAATGTTGGTAAGTTCGTCCATTCGTTCCCATTGACCAGCGATATTATGAAGGCCTTTGATATCTACTCCGACCGTGAAGGTTGGATCGTAGCTATGAAGCCCGATAATGAGGAGGTCATGGGAGCATACAAGTCTGGCGACTATACTGGTTTCAGTATTGGCGGAAAAGCTGGTGACTATGAGGAATATGATGCCACGTAAACTCAAAAACATTAAGCTAACTGAAGTTTCGGGTGTGGATATTCCAGCCGATCCGAATGCAAGAATCACCCTCTTTAAGCGTGGAGATACCATGAAAGAAGAAGATATGTCTGAGCCACAGATGGCTAAGATGAAAGAGTACATGGACAAGGGTTACTCGAAAGAGGAAGCCATGAAAATGTGCATGGGCGAGAAAACAGAGAAAGGAGGTCATGATATGGACCCTCAAGAACTCGCAGATAAGCTGGAGGCGCTAGAGGGCCAGGTTAATGACCTGACCAAACGTGCCGAAAGCGCTGAAGCTGAAAAAGCAGAGCTTATGAAGCAAGCTGATGAAGCTGGTTTCGATATCGAGGAAGGTGCGCTGACAAAGCGAGCCGATCCTGAGTATGTCGAAGTTGAAGGTGAGCGTTTCGAGAAGTCCGCTGTTCCAGCGGTTCTTCTCAAGGCACTTGAAGACAAAGAGGCTGAATTGGTGAAAGCCAAAGCAGCGCAGGAAGATGTAGCACTCGCAAAGCGCGGTGCAACTGAACTGCCTAACCTTGCTGGAACTGATATTGCTAAGGGCAAGTTGCTCGCGGCTGTTGGTGATAACGAGGATGTACTCAAGACTTTGAAGTCGGCTGACGCTGCGCTGAAGAAGCAGATGGAAGAGATCGGTTCTAACCCTCTCGGTGACGAGGCATCCGCCACGTTCCGTCTGAACAAGATGGCAACTGACTTCTCGAAAGAGAACAACGTGCCTTTTGAGACCGCATATGCGGAAGTCACTAAGTCGGGTGAAGGTTCATCTTTGATGACCGAAGCTCGAAATGAAGCCAACTAAGGAGGACGCATAGATGGCGTACAAGAACTCTCAAACTAGCGTCACCTACGTGGCTGGCGCTAACCTTTCCGCGAAGCAATTTTACTTCGTGGTAATGGCCGCTGATGGTGAGATCGATGCAGCTACCGACGGCGCAGCCGCAATCGGTGTCCTGTTGAATGACCCAGCCGCAAAAGGCCGCGCAGCAGAAGTTGCAATCGGCGGTGACACTCGCGTAACTGCTGGTGGTACTGTTGCCGCAGGCGCAGCGGTCGCTTCTGATCTCAATGGTGCTGCAATCACTGCCGCAAGCGGTGACGTTATCTTGGGTACAGCCGTAACTGGCGGTGATTCAGGTGAAGTCATCACCATCAACTTCCAGCCGCGCGGCGCGGCTTAATTAGAGGAGCCTGAACAATGGCACAACCTACCAACAGCGCCGTCCACGTTGACGCGGCACTGACAAACATCTCGGTGGCTCACCTCCAGACCGCTGATAAGTTCATTGCGGGCAAAGTGTTCCCTAATGTTCCTGTCACAAAGCAGTCTGATCGCTACTTTGTATTTGATCGTGGTGACTTCAACCGCGACGAAGCGCAGATTCGCGCACCGGGTACTGAATCCGCTGGTGGCGGTTATGACTTGGACAATACGCCAACGTATTTCGCCAACGTCTACGCTTATCACCACGATGTACCTGATCAGGTACGTGCAAACGCTGACCCATCGGTTGACGTTGAACGTGCAGCGGCTGAGTTCGCAACACACAAGATGCTGATCCAGCGTGAAAAGCTCTGGTCTAGCAACTTCTTCTCCACTGGTAAGTGGACAAACGAAGAAACTGGTGTTGCTTCTTCTCCTGCCTCTGGTGAGACAATCCAGTGGTCTGATCAAACGGCTGGTGATCCGATTGGCGATATGCGTAACGCTATCACAGCGGTTGAAGAGTCCACAGGCTTTACACCAAACAAGCTGGTAATCTCCAAGGGTGTTCTTGACGCTCTGGTTGACCACCCAGATATTGTTGACCGTGTGAAGTATGCTACATCCTCCACTGCAAACCCTGCAACGGTGAATGAGCAT